TTAGAGATTAGCCCCACTTTTAGCCCCAATTTCAATAGCGCGGTCAAAAGTGTCGATAATTTTATCTTCCATTTCCCTCAATACATGCCCATATGTTGTATAAATCATTTCAGGTGTGTTCCCCAATCGTTCGGCAATCGCCCTTACTGGTACACCATCGTTCATTAATATAGTAGCGTGTGAGTGCCTAAGAGAATGGATGGTGCATTCTTTTAGCCCAGCGCGTTTAACAATCCTTTTAAAGCCTTTGTGTAGAGTTGTCAGTGGCATAGGTATCATACTTTCTAATGAAAGAAATACATAATCCTCATCCTCTAGCTTTTTTCCGTATGATAACAAATTTTCTTTGATTACCTTTTGATAACGAATTAACTGATCAATGACATTCTTACCAACTTTGATTTTACGTTCACTATTTTTTGTTTTAGTTGTTCCAGTACCATGAATTGTCCGATTCCGAATAATATTAATAGCTTGCTTTTCAAAGTCAATATCCAACCACTGAAGACCTAACGCTTCGCCTTTTCGCATCCCAGTATAAGAGAGCAAAAGTAAAATTGAATAGTAGGTTTCATCTTCATATTCTTTTGCGTAATTTAGCATTACACTTAGTTGATCGGATGTGAGTATGTTTAAACCAGCTTCTTTATTTCGAGAAGAGGGCAAGCTTACGCCTTTAAATTTATTCTTATGAAGTATTTCTTCTTCAATAGCTGCATTAACAGCGATTGAAAAAATTGAATGTGCTTGCCGCACTGTACCTGGTTCATATTGTTTTTCTAGTACGTTAATAAATTCACGTTGATAAGTGGCTTTATCCAACTTTTGAAGTTTGTAGAAACCTAATAACGGTTTTATATTTAAGCGGATAATTATTTCTCGTTGAGTTACAGTCGAATTTTTCCACTTTCTTTTACTTGTTTCGAACCACAAATCTAGCCATTGAGCGACAGTTAAGTTATCATTTTCTATATGTTTAGTTTCACCTCGCAGCGTTTGAGCCTTCACTTCGAATAAGGCTTTTATAGCTGCTTTTTCTGTTTTAAAGCCACTTTTTTTCTTCTCTTTGCGTTTGCCCGTTAAGTCATCATAATACTTATGACGGAACATCCACAATTTTTCACCTTTATTATTTAGGTAGGAATAGACTTCTTTTTCTTTTGTTGATTTAATTAATTCCAATGTAATTACATTCCCTTCATCGCGTTTGGTGAGCATGTGTGTAGGGATGAAATTATTCTAAAATTATTTATGGTATTTATATTGTGTTGATTCTCCAAAATATAACATTTTAGGGTTCTGTTCTTTTCTTGATAAGTAATCCAAATAATCTTCACGCAGTGAGTTATACTCATTTTCGATATCTTTATCAGAAGGGTAATTCTTTTCTTTACCTTCAAATAATTTGATTAGCATTTCGATTTCATCTTTTTCTAATTTATGCCCATTTATATAAAAATGTCGAGGGAAAATAGGATTGATAAAGTCCTCTAATTGAACATGTTTTTTTCCTTTAAAATTGAGAATATAACTTTCTCTTTCTTGTTCTTGGATTTCATGTTCAATCCATCCATCTTGTTCTTCTGGAGTTAGGTTGTCAAATGGGTGTCCGCTAATTAAATATGCTGGTTTTATATTACCAAACTCAGCAATTTGTATTAATCGTTCTTCACTTGGTATACTCACACCTCTTTCCCAGCGTGAAACTATGCTGTCACTTGCGATAGGAGTAAATTTTTCCCCAAATTCTTTTAGTGTCAATTGCATACTTTTTCTAATGGATTTGATTCGTTGGCCAATTTCTTTTTTTTCTTGTTCATTATATAAGTTTGTCACAATACCTCTCCTTTAATGTTTTTTTCAATATATCATAAGTAACGAAAAAAAACGACTTAAAAATGACGCGAGATTATTGATAATAGAAAAAAATGTGTTATTATTAATTTGTAAGACGTAAAAAAGACGTAGGTGGTGGTTGGTATGCGTTTGATTTCAGGGTACAGAAAAATGACAGGGCTATCTCAAAAAGAGATGGCAAATAAATTGAAAATTTCAGAAGTTACCTATAGGAATAAGGAAAATGGAAAGAAATATTTCAATGAAGAAGAAATTAAGCAGTTTTTTGAATTAGTGAGATTGGTAAAACGTGATGTAACTATCGAAGAAATTTTTTTTAGTTAAAAAATGACGCGAAAAAGACGAGGTGTGTATAGGTGATTCCAGCAAAATTAGAGGTAGTCGTAGATGGGCAGTTAGTAAAAGATGAAGTGAAAAAACAAGTTAGTTCAATAGTATACAACCAATTATGGTTTGTAGATTTAGAAAAAATTTCAGAATTAACATGCATGTCGAAACGTTGGTTAGAGGATGAAATAGTGAGTAATGTGCGTATGAAAGCAATTGAGATTAAAAAGAATCGCAAAAGATGGTGGCCAGCTGAAAAAGCTTTTGAAGTAATTAGCGAAATAACTGAATCGTGGTAAAAAAATAAACGCTTTTGGTGAGCGAGTATGTACAGGAATAAAAAACATGACGTGGCTTAGAAAGTAGGTGAGAACCAATGCGCAAGGAGGCCGTTGAACAAATATTAGCAGATTTACCTAAGCATTATTTTGCAATACATCATAAAAAATATACAAGTCAGCCGCTACAACACGAAATGGGTAAATTGACAAACGACTTCAAACGCATTGGTTCAGGAACACGGTATAGTATCAACGACCTTTTTATAGCTTGTGGTAGTGGTCAATCCATAATACCGAGTAATTTCGAGATTGAAGAGGATGGCAGTATTTTAGGGAAGTTCCGTTTTGTTTCATCTTCACTAATTTTAATTGATGTGGATGATATTAATTGTAAAACGGATCCGAACGCTGTTCTTAACAAATTGAAAGATATATGTTCCGGTCTTTTCTATACTTTCAATCACGGATTCAAAGGGCATCGATACAGACTTGTATTTCAACTCGATAGACCTTTAACTGATGAATTTTTATATAAGCGTGTCACGGAGTTGTTAGCCGATGATTTATCTCAGCTGGGTGTACCAGTGGATAGGCAAGCAAAAAATCCTACTTTACCAATCAGAACCGGTATAAAAGGTTATGTTATTAATGACTTTTCAGCATTTTTAAATGTTACCGAATATACAGAAAGGGCAAAACGAGAGCAGGTAAAAAAAGCTGAAAAAATAAAGCAGTCTTTTGATACTGAAATGAAGTATAAAACAACTTTTTTAGAGTTGAAGGAAATGGCAGAAAAGGTTGGATATATTTCAACAGGGAGTGGTTTGGGTGAGGTATGGAAATCAATTGTTGTAGGTATCAAACATCATGCAAATAGCGGAGCGATTACTCAAGATGAAGGATGGCAGCTATTTGATATTGTTTCAGGTGGTGAACAATCACCAAAATCTTGGGAAACATTACAAGCGAGTGGGCAAGCGACTATAGCAACATTAGTTTACCATGCGATAGAAAACGGATATAAACGAAAACCTTATCGTTATGCGCTGGAAAATGTTCGTAAACAGTATCATAACGAACGTCATAAAGTAAAAACACATATACCCATAGAGTTAGCCACTGACCTAATTGAACGTAAACAACGAATTTTAGTAGATAGCCCTACTGGGAGTGGAAAATCAACTTCATTTATCGGGGCATCAAAACAATTAGCCAGTTCTGATAACTATAAGTTCTATATTTTTTCGGTCCCAACTAGAGCGTTAGTTGAACAATTAGCAAAAAAACATCAAGTGTTGTCTGTAAAAGGGGAAACAGAAGGGATCTACAAAGCTATATTCGCTTATCAGAAAGCCGGAAATCGAGTATTTATTACGACATATGATATGGCAGCGAATTTGATGAACTGTCTAGAAGATTGGTTTCCAAATAAAGCGAGGTTTTGTTTAATTGTAGACGAAATCCATAAGTATGTGACGGATTATAGCCGAGCCTATCGCTATGAAGCTATTACAAATTTACATGATGCAAGTTTGAGAGCGACGTCATTTATCGGACTATCAGGCACAACAAATGATGTATTAAAATCTGAGTTTGACGCAATTGTAGAAATTGATAATGGGAGAGCATCTTCACCATGTCAAGAGTTCGCGGTTTACACATATGACAAACAAAAGGATGCAATTCCGCTTTTAGTACAACTCATAGAAGCCTGGACCATTCGAAGGAAATTATTAATATATGTCCAGTCAAAAGAAAATTTATCTAAGCTATATAATTTATTGCGAAAACGTGGAATTGTTACACGTACCGTAAGTGCAGCTGAAAAGAAAAATAGAACTTATAAATCACTGGTAGAAAATGAAACAGTTCCTGATGATGTTCAAGTAATTCTTGCTACCAGTGTTATAGCCGATGGGTTAAATATCGCTAACAATTTGGAGTGGGAATGTATCGTTGTAGCAAATCATTTTTCGGATATGTTTAATGTTTCGACATTAAAACAGTGTTCTAATAGATTTAGAAATGAGTATAGACGTTTTTCAATTTTTATGCAGAAGCCAACAAATCAAGAAACTGAACTATTCAACATAGATGGTGCATATGACTATATTTACTCTCTTTCTAATCGTTTTGCTGATACATTAAATAAAGAATTTTCTTCAAAAGATTTATCGCTTTTCCGAGCTTCAATTATTGAAAAGGAATATGGTTTATACGCTGATAACGAATCGGTAAAAATTGATACTTTCTTTTTACGTCACGAAGCAGGAAAAGCACAGGAACGATTTTATCGAGGGCGTAGATTGAGTTTTATAAAAGCGATTGAGCGAATACTTCATAAAAAAAATGTTGGCACATTAAATCTTAATGAAGCAGTAGCTAATAAAACCTTAGACTTATCTACTATTGAAAAAGAACTCTCCGAACTTGAGGAAACTATTGAATTAGATCACGACACACGTAAGGGAAATCTAGAAAAACTGTTTACAAAAGATATTTTCCGAGCTTTTCAAGACCGTGATGAATTAATACTGAGTGATTTCAAGGAGCTAGTGTTACCTGAACAATATGCATGCATCGAAAGGTTATACGGTATTACGGATTTTAATATATGCCGAAAAATCGTGTTGCTATGGAAAAGAAAAGCTGATACCTACGCATTTTACAATAAAGTCCAAAGGTTAGTTGATATTTGGCACTTTGAATCATTGGTACGTACTACAGAGACAAAGAAAATTTATAAGGAATTGGTGAAATTAGGGGAGCGCGGAGCATTGGATAAAGATTTTATTGAAAAGCAGGTGATGTTAATTGCTAGGAAGCAGCGTGTTCAAGTGGAAAAAGTAAAAAAAGTATTGAAGCAATTCTTTTTTAAACAATACGAGCGCACAGAAACAGTGCGCTTTACTCGAATAACTCCATTGAATATTGAAGTAATTGCTACTTCGTTCGATATGGATTGCGCTACTTTGAGAAAAGTGATTGGCAACTATGCGCAATTGCAAAACAAAACTATGAGAGTGGTTATAGAAAGTGTATTAAATAGATTGGAAGCTGCTGAACAAGCCGAACTTCAATTAATTTGAAACATCAAGTGAAGGTTCCGCAAACCCTTGATATAACTAGATTTCGGATGACACTTATTACTTAGTTAGTTTTTCTTATTATATAAAACAAATATCGCAATAAGTGTCATCGAAAACACTGTAATACCAAGGGTTTGAGAGGTGCATGGTTGACGTTTTAAGTTCGAAATTTCCGAGTAGTTCAAAAAACACATAAAAAAGAATAAAAAACATGAAACAAACATTCAAAAAATGGATTCTACAATTTACTTTCATTCGATAAAGCATGGCATTTATATAAAAAAGGAGAAATAGAAATGACATTCAAAAATTGGCTATTAAATTGTTCAGATTACAGTAGATACGGGTGTTTAGCAGTAGGTGTTGAAAATGACAAAACATTTCCGAACACCAACAGTTATATAGAAATGTTTAACTATCTTGTTGAAAATAGTGCTGGTGAGATGTCTAAACAAATGTTTAAAGATGCATGGGAGGAATACAGTAAACATAATCAAAAAATGAACGTATGACAAAAGGAATAGCAGGAATAAGATAGCAACTTACAAAAATGGAGGTAAAAATAATGAATCAAATTAACAAAGATATACTAAATTACATTAACCAAAATCCAGGTACAAGCTATATTGAAATCGAACGAATTTTTGATGCAAATAAGTTCAATTACGAAGGAAATCTTGATATATGTAGCAGTGAAAACAGAAATATTATTTTTTGGAGAGGATGGAATGAAGAGGCTATCAATATTTTGACAGAATTAAAGAGAAAGGAATTGATAGAGGAAGTAGCAACAAGTAAATTCGTTTATCTTATTGATGGTAAAGTATTGAATCTTCCACTTGTAACAGGGGCATATAATTATAAAAAGCATCATTGGTTGCCCACGGTATTTAAAGTAAAGAAAAAGTGATAATAGTTTTATTTATTACTACTTCATATTTCTAATAGTAACAATTAAACAAGGTAGGTGCTGCACATGTATGAATGGTTGCGGGATTACCAACGAATTGAAGACGATATTGCCTATCTTGAATTTAATCTCGAACAATCACAGAGAGAATTAAAGCGCTGGGTAGAGGGGGATTTAGTAGGCGTTAAACTAACCGCTGAATCAGATGGTGCCAAGCTTGAAGAACGCATTGAGCGGATTAAAAATGAATTACAAATCAAAGAAAAAGAACGTGAAAATTTCATTAAGCTCATAAGTAAATTCAAAGGATTGGACCACAAGATCCTAAAACTCAAGTATGTGGATGGACTGACACTTGAAGACATCGCAGAGGAATTAAGCTACAGTGCCAGTTACATTTATAAGAAGCATGCGGAAATCGCTAAAATGATTCGATTCGCACACGAAATAAAACTTTCACTTTACTGACACCCAGTAAGCTGAATAGAATCTATTGAAAAATCGAGATATTATAAGAGTATCAAAAAGCGCACGGAAATGCGTTAAAAAATATTATCTACAATAATAAACACGTTCGCTTGTACGTGTGTTGCTACAAACAAGCATTCAACTTAATAAGACGATTGCGGAGTCGTCAACACTACGGAGAGGCTACTATATTGGTAGTCTCTTTTTTATGAGAATAATGTATCTCCTATATATGCAACGGCATATAAAAATGCAAATCCTAAAATGATTGCAATGATTGGGACAATAATTTTGTTTCTAATAAATTGCATGATACCACTCCTATTACTTATAATTTTTAATTATGAATCAAATTTCTTATAATGACAATACATTCCATTTACTCTATCATTGTAGGTAGATGGGAGGTGTTATTATGACAGAAACATTAGAAAAAGTGGAACGAAAAATCACTGAATTAAATGTTTTAGCAGATCACATTAAAGAATTGGTAGAACGACAAGAAAAAATACTTATTGAATTATGGAATCAAAAGAAGGAAATCGCAGCACTTATTAAAGAAAATGGCTATAAATTTTGTCATCCATCAATCGAATATCATACTTCAAGAGGGCCGATTTTAGCTTATTCAAAAAAAGAAAATACTTTATATGCTTTCGAGATAGGCAGAGGACTCATTAAGGTAAATCTATATTCAAACGAAGTAAATGGTGCGAGATGGAAAGAAATAATTCAAAATGGATGGTTTGAAGATGCTTATCAAGGAATAAAATATCTTGATAAAATGATTGATGATTATATTAAAGATAATAAGCAGATTATTGAAGATATGCAAAAGCAAATACTAAGTGCGAATTAATTAGTTAAGTCACATCTAACAAGGTGTGGCTTTTTATTATAACGAGACAGTGGCGGAATAGGTAGACGCAATGTAGTGGTGTAGCTAATGGCTCTTGGTAATAGGGCGCTGAAGCTCCAGCAATATCGGGCAGAAACGAGATACCATGAAATTTACCATACAAGGTGCAAATCCTTGTCTGTCTCATCTTACAAATTGATTACAAGTCTGCATTCATTTGAGTGTAGGCTTTTTATTATGCCTTGAAGTCCGATGGATGTATTAAATGGACTTTGCAAGTAGGACTATGAATTGTGGAGGGCTGAACAATGGAATTAACAAAGGCTGAAAAGATTGTATTAGTATCTATGGTTACTGATTGTATAGGTGTTGAAGTACTTATCGAACTATGCGGAAAAGAATCAGTTAGCAAACTTGATGTAATGGCAATTGATTTGGCAGGTAATACAACTCCAAACGAAATGAGTGAGATTGGTCCAAGTGCTGTTAAGAAATTAGTTACCAGTATATTAGATGAACCAATTAAACAAGGGGAGGAATGAACAATGCAAGTTTGTGAATGTATGAATGACTCTTCTCATGTATTTAAAGGTAGACATTTAGATGGTGTAACTTGCCCTATTTGCGGTAGTCCTGTTTTACCTAAGCCTTATGACAAGGAAAAGATAAGAACTTACCATATTACAGAGACTTAAAGAAACTAAGCGGTAAAAGATTCATACAGAGTCAATGTTTAATATGCGAACATATTCAACGGAATGAATCCTATGACAAAGCCATTGATGTATTTGTGTGTGAGAAATGTAAAGGTGCTTCAGTTGATACATGGACTAAGAACATTAAATATCCATCAAAACCAAAGTCTACAATCACGATTGATTTGAACTTCGATGACAAATCTAAATTAAAGTTACGAGCAATCGCAAAGCATGTAGGTGCGTTGGCTGATGAGTTGGATGCTATTGATAATGCATGGCAATGTGAGTGTGGCTGTGAAGAAAAAGAAAAAATTGAAATAGATAACGAAACTTTATTTGTTGCTTGCTTTAAGTGCGGTAAACCAATTGAAAAGGATGAACTACCAACACAATTAGAAGGTACTGACTAACAACAATGCAAGAATACAAATCAATTGAACAAAAGCGTAAGTTCTATGACAGTGGTGACTGGAAACAAATGCGTGCTGAAGTAAGGAAACGAGACAACAAGGAATGCCAGGAATGCAAACGTAATGGTCTTGTTCAAATCGATGATGCAAACCAATTAAACAATGATGGCACACGAAAGAAGATACAACTCGTTGTCCATCACATCAAAGAACTAGAAGACCATCCAGACTTAGCACTCGATATAGATAATCTTGAAACACTTTGCGTTGATTGCCACAATCGTATTCATGGTCGAGTGTTCAGTAAACCAAACAAATGGAGAGATGATGAGAAATGGTAATACCCCCGGGTCAAAAAGTTTTGCGATTTTTTAAATCGTGGGCACCGGGGAGGGGGTGTTCTGTCCAGATTTTTTTAATATAGCTATTTCCACGCGAGAGGGGGGAGGGGGTTAAATTATGGATTTAGAAAAATTGAAAGCACAGCTGATGAGTCGAATCGATACAGACGATTTACTCGAAGTGAAAAAAGTGGAGCGGTATATTGAACTGCTTAAACTTGATTCGCAATGTGATGAAGTCTTAGCGCGCGATGGCTCAACCGTCACTATTGAAAATGGAAAACAACGATTCGTTAAAAGTCATCCGGCCATGACTGATAAAACAAAAATAAACACGCAATTAATCGCTTTGGAGAAGTCATTTAACTTTGTCGATGAAGGATTGCCCCCTGCTACATCAACTGTGGAAGGTAAAAGCAAAGAAGAATACTCGGAAGATGATTTAATTTGATTAGTAATAAGTATGTGGATGAATACATCCAACTATATGAATCTGGACAAATCAAACTTAATAAAGAACGAATCATGTTGATTGAATATTTGCTAGAGCATGTATTAAGTCGAGATGATTTATATTTTGATGACGATATGATTGAAAAATGTATCCGATTCGGTGAGAAGTGGTATTTCCCTTTGCAACCGTTTCAGAAATTTTTAATCGCATTCGTCTTTTTATTTTTCAAAAAGAATGACCGTGTGTTTTATCGAAAGCATTTATGGATGCTTGGTCGTGGTGGTGGTAAGAATGGTTTGATTTCTGTTGTTACTCATTTTTTAATCGGACCACATCACGGGATTAGAGAATACAACGTCTCAATTGTTGCCAACAGTGAAGAACAAGCTAAGACTTCATTTGATGAAACTTACAACGTTATTGGTCGAAACAGCATTTTAAAATCGATGTTTTATCGAACAAAAGAAAAGATCACAAGTAATAAAACTGACTCGATATTAAAGTTCCGTACTTCCAATGGCGAAACAAAAGATGGTTTACGTGATGGTGCTGTTGTATTTGATGAAATTCACCAATTTGAGAGCAATAAAGATGTTCGTGTTCATATTTCAGGGCTAGGTAAAAAGAAAAATCCACGTGAGTTTTACATTGGTACAGATGGTTATGTACGCGATGGATTTTTAGATGGTCAAAAATCTAAGGCTCTCAAAGTATTAAAAGGTGAAGCACGGCCAAATGCATTGTTTCCTTTCATCTGCAAATTGGATGAGGAAAAAGAAGTTGATGATATTGAGAGCTGGGAAAAAGCAAATCCGATGCTTTGTCATCCACGAAGTGAATATGCTCAAGGGCTATTCGATACGATTTATGAAGAGTATGAGGATTTAGAAGATGATCCTACGAATCGTGAGGAGTTCATGACAAAGCGTATGAACTGTCCTGTGACCGATTTAGAGCGTTCTGTTGCTAAGTGGGAAGAAATACTAGCAACTAATCGAGAGATGCCTAATTTACACGGTAGAGAGGCTATAGGAGCCATTGACTTTGCAAGTATACGAGACTTCGCAGCATGTGGTTTGTTATTCCGTGAGAATGGTGATTACGTTTGGAAAACTCATTCTTATGCCAGAAAAGAGTTTGTTGATAAATACTACAGCTACAGCAAAAAACAAGATGCTGAAATGGCTGGCAAACGTAAATTTGCACCTATACGAGAATGGGAAGAACAAGGTCTTTTATCAGTTGTGGAAGGCGAAACGATTGACCCGAATTTAGTTGTATCCTGGTTTGTTGAAATGCGAAATTATTACGAAATCAAAAAAATAATCGGTGATAATTTCCGAATGGAAGTGTTAAAGCCTTTATTTGAAGCAGAAGGATTTGAAGTTGAGATTATTCGTAATCCGCGGGCCATCCACAGTTTACTGGCACCACGAATCGAGCTTGCTTTTGCCAATCGTCAAATTATATTTGGGGACAATCCTCTAATGCGTTGGTACACAAACAATGTGCTAGTTGTTATCAAAAAAGATGGCAACAAAGAGTATCAGAAGAAGGAGCCTATACGTAGGAAAACAGATGGCTTCCAAGCATTTGTACATGCCATATATCGAGCTGATGAAGTAGCCGGAACGGATATAGGTAGCTCATTGGATGCACTTAACGCATTGAATTTCTAGAGAGGGGGTGAAAGCATGGGATGGCTACAAGATGTGCTTAATAAAAACAAAGAAATTGGTAAGATGTTTGATGAATTTGACTTTTTTGGGATTGAGACAAGCCAACGAGCTTATCTGAAAAAGATGGCTTTAGAAACTTGTATTAATTTTATCGGAAGGACTATTTCACAGTCTGATTTTCGAATAATAAAGAACAAGAAAAGGCAAAAGGATGATTGGCATTATTTGCTGAATGTTCGTCCTAATACAGACCAAAGTGCATCAGACTTCTGGCAAGATTTTATTTACAAATTGCTTCATGAAAATGAAGTCTTAGTTATTTTAACTGATAACAATGACCTTTTGATTGCGGATAGCTTTGATCGAATTGAGTTTGCTGTATATCCTGATATTTTTAGAAGTGTCACAGTGAAAGATTACACTTTTCAACGATCATTCAATATGGATGAAGTTATTCATATAACATACAACAATGAAAAGTTAACTGAGTTCATGAGTGGAATGTTTGAAGATTATACAAATCTATTTAGTAGGATGATTGAAACAAACATGTTTGCCAATCAAATTCGAGCAATGGCTGAAATGGATTCTACTCAAAAACTAGATGATGAAAATACAGGGAAATTACAAGTTTTCATCAATAAGTTATTTGGTGCCTTTCGTCGCAATGCATTTGCTATTGTCCCTAAATTAAAGGGATTTAACTATGAAGAAATTGCAGATGGTTCAAATAGTGGTAGATCAGTTGAGGAACTAGGCAATCTTAAACGTGACTTGATTGATGATGTGGCCAACATTTTAGGTATCCCTACATCATTGGTACACGGTGATATGGCTGAATTCGAAACCGCAATCAAAGCATACATCAAGTTTTGTATTGCTCCTTTAGTCAAAAAAATCGAAGATGAGCTCAATGCAAAGCTAATTGATAAAAAGGATTTCTTGAATGGCTTCAAGATAGAAGTGAAGGGTGTCACAGAAACGAGTGTAATCGAAAACTCCGAAGCTGTAGACAAATTAGTTGCTTCAGGGGCATTTACTCGAAATGAGGTGCGTGAATTGTTTGGGGCAGAACGTTCTGATAATCCAGAGTTAAATAAATTTGTTATTACTAAGAACTATCAATCTACTGATACCATTGAAGGAGGTGAAAAGGATGAAGCATAAAATTAAAGGCGATATCACTAGCTGGAACTCAACTATTTACGATTTTAATTATAAAATGCGTAACGTAAAAGAAGATGAGGATATTACTCTTGAAGTCAACTCTTATGGTGGCGATGTTTTCTTAGGGATTGACATTATGAATACATTACGAGCTCACAAAGGTACAGTGACAGTTATCGTTACAGGTATCGCAGCAAGTGCCTGTTCTATTATGGCCATGGGCGCAGATATAGTTAAAATGTATTCAAACACTCAATTAATGATCCATCATGCATGGACTTACGCAGCAGGTAATGCTAAACAGTTACGTAAAATAGCAGACGACTTAGAAAGTATTGGTGAATCTGTTTTAGCATCATATACTCATCGTGTAGATGAAGAGACAGTTAAACAGTTACTTGATGAAGAAAAATATATGTCAGCTAAAGTTGCTAAGGAATATGGATTTATCGATGAAATTATTGATGGTAATGCTGAAGAAGTAGAATCAGAAATGTTTTCTAATAAAGCACTAGAATTTAACAATGCACTTGCTGCCACTTCTTCAACTGTGGAGGACAACAAGTTATTACAAAAAGTTAGCGATTTAGAAAATCAAGTAATTCAATTGCAATCTCAATTAAATAAATCAAAAGAGGAACCTAAACAGCCGCAAATTGCTGCTAAACGAAAAGGGTTCTTTTTTAATACTTAAAAAATAGGAGGTCAATTAAATGACTATGAAATTAAAAGGTAAAATGGAAAACTTCAACGCCAAAAAACAAGCGTATATGGATTTAGTAAAGGCAGAAAACTCAACCCCTGAACAATTAGAAGTTGCGTTTAATGATATGTTTGCTGCTTTACAAACGGATTTAACAGAACAGATTACAAATGAAGCACGTAATGAAGCGCATGATGCTCAAATTTTATCTGCACGTGGCCAGAATGTATTAACTTCTGAAGAACGCAAATTCTTCAATGCAGTTGTGCTAGAAGGTGGATTTAAAGAAGATACAATTCTACCAATCACAACGCAAGAGCGTGTATTCGAAGATTTAGTTACTGAGCATCCTTTACTTGCTGTAATCGGCTTACAGGATCTAGGGGCTATCACTCGCTTTATTTATTCTGATCCAACCAAAACATATGCATGGGGCGCTTTATTTGGTGAAATTAAAGGTCAAGTTAACACAGCATTCCGTGAAGAACAAATTGGCCAATTAAAACTAACAGCTTTTGCAGCTATTCCAAAAGATATGTTAGAGCTTGGACCTGAATACGTTGAACGTTATGTACGTGAATTATTAGTTGAATCTTACTCAGTTGGTTTAGAGTACGGCTTAGTAAATGGTCGTGGTCCAGCTCAAAACGAACCAATTGGTTTAATGAAAAATGTTGATTCTTCAACAGGTGCAGTTACTGACAAAACATCTTCAGGTAAATTAACATTTGCACCATCCGAGTTTGGTCAGGTTGTAGCTGGAGAATTACACGATGTAATTAAAGCATTATCAAAAGATGCAAAAGACAAGTCTAGAAAAGTCTTAAATAAAATTGTGATGTTAGTGAATCCAATCGATGCCATTTCAGTTCAAGCTCGAAATACAATTCAAACATCTAACGGTCAATGGGTTACTGCTTTACCGTACAACATTCAAGTTGTTGAGTCTGAAGAAATTCCAGAAAAGAAAGCCCTATTCTTTGTAAAAGGTGCTTACTTAGCTGCAATTGCAGGTGGTTACAAATTAAATAAATTTGATCAAACATTAGCTATCGAAGATGCAATGCTTTATACAATTAAGCAATTTGCTAACGGTAAGCCAAAAGACAACAAAACAGCTTTACTTTATGACTTAGATATTCAATTCAATACATCTGTGCCGACTCCTTAATTTTAGGGAGTCTTTACTTTTAGGAGGGATAAAATGACTCACAAAGTAGTTAGTCGTTTCAAGGAAACTAAGCACGATGGACATATTTATGAGGTCGGTGATAAATATCCTGTGGAGGGCAAGAAGGCGACTAAAGCGCGATTGGAAGAGTTGTCGACTACGAAAAATAAATACAACCAAGTCTTTATCAAGGAAGTCACTGAAACTCCTAAAGTTGAGGAGTGATTCTAGTGGATGTTATTACACAAGAAATTTTAGAAGAGTTTAAAATTCGTATGCGACTAGGTGACGATGAAGACGACAATTTGAAGCGCATTTTAAAAGCCTCGCACGACGATTTACAGCGCATTTGCGGTGATTATGATATAAACACTCACGAAGTTTTTAAAGAGCTTGTATTCGAGCGTTCTCGCTATGTTTACAATGATGCACTTGAATACTTCCACAACAATTTTCTAACGCAAATCAACAACCTTAGTATCGCTAAAGCACTTGAAAGTAGTGAAGTCGATGAAACAGTTTAAATATAACGAAAACAATCATTCTGGTTTATATCGTCATCGAATTTTAATACGAAAACGCACTTTGACTACAGATGAATTGCTACAAGAAATCGAAACGTTTGAGGACTACGGAAGCTATTGGGCCATGATTAAAACGCTAAAAGGTAGCGAAATAATGGATGCCGGAAGAGAGCAAACAAAAGTCGAGAAACGTTATGTGTTAAAGTATGCAAAATCACTAGATGAATTTATTGATAGTGAGCATACGAGTTTTGAAGTGATCCAGAATGGTGTTGTGTACGATGTTAAAAGTGCGCTTAATGATGATGACATGAACATTACTGTCACAATTGTTGTAGAAGGGCGGTCATCAAATGGCAACAAATATAAATAACCTTGCTGCTGAAATTAATCGCACTTTAAGAAACTATGCTCATGGTGTTGGAGAAGATATAGAAAAGGTTGCTGAAAAAGTAGCTAAAGAAGGCGCTCAACAACTTAAAGCTCGTTCTCCAGTTGGAGTAAGACATCGTTATGCTAAAGGTTGGAAAGCTAAAAAGATAGGTAAACAATGGGTCGTCCACAATATTGAATATCAGCTTACTCATTTACTTGAAAAAGGCCATGCAAAAGTTGGTGGAGGTCGTGTTCCAGCAAAAGTGCATATAGCACCAGTTGAGGATGAAATGATTGATGAATTTGTTCAAGGAGTAGAGGAGGCGATACGAGGGTGACATTAATAGAACTTGCACAGAAATTAAAAGCACTTGGTTATCCTGTTGCTTATTCACATTTTAAATCAGTACAAGCGCCTCCCTTCATCTGCTACTTAGTTGTGGACGGCGACACATTTAGTGCAGACAATACAGTTTTATCAAAAGTTACTTATGTAGATATAGAATTATATGTAGTAGATAAAGATTTGACTGCTGAGAAAAAAATCGAAGATATGCTAACAGAAAACGAACTCCCTTGGTCTTATGATGAATTATTCATCAAAGACGAGGGAGTTTTTAAATGCACATATTCAATTACTTTAATTAATTAAAAGGAGCGATTAACACTATGAAAGAAAACAAATACCCAATGTTAATGCCACTAGATATTCAAATGTTTGGTGAAAATAAAGTACGTTTTGGCTTAAAGAATGTTCACTATGCGGTAGCTACAGAAGGAGCAGATGGGAAATTAACATACGCAACACCAGAACGTTACCCTGGTGCAGTTTCTTTAAGTCTGGAACCGCGAGGAGAAACATCAGAGTTTTATGCAGATGATCGTGTTTATTACGCAACAACGGTAAATAACGGATACGAAGGCACATATGAAGCTGCTGAACTACCTTTGAAGTTCCGTGTAGATGTAATCGGAGATCAATTAGATGAAACTACAGGTGTACTTACTGAAACGGCAAATTCAAAACCGAAAACAATTGCGTTAATGTTTGAGTTTGATGGTGATGTAAAAGCTACACGTCATGTATTATATAACGTTACTGTGAGTCGTCCTGGTACATCAGGTGAGACAAAAACAGAATCAACAGAGCCAACTACACAAGAATTATCATTCATTGCTGCACCAACTGTAGATGGTGTCGTTAAGCGTGCTACAACTGGCACAACAACACCTGAAGTTTATGATGCATGGTATACAAAAGTATTTGAACCGACAGTAGTACCAACACCTTAATAAATTGTGGAGGGCAAATAGATGGAAATTACATTAACGATAGATGATAAACAAGTGAAATTTAAATCAAATGGCGCTGTAACTAAACGCTATAAAATGCAGTTTCAGCGTGACTTTTTTACAGATATAACAAGTTTCGGACTTGCTATTGCAAATGAAGATATTAAGTCTAAAAATGATGGAATTTCAATGGAAATAATGCGTAAGATTGATTTTGATTTATTCCTAGATATTGCATGGGTTTTTGCTAAAACAGCAGATAATACAATCCCAGACCCATTAACTTGGCTAGAAGGATTTGACACATTTCCAATTATGGAGATTTTTCCGGATTTACAGGATCTAATTGCAAGTACAATTAGTTCTAAAAAAAAATAGATGATGAGGGTACGTCTTCAAGGGAACCAATATCCACCGAAACGTACCTTTATTTATGCAAAGAATGTGGGCTAGAACACGATGATTTAGAAACGATGACCATAGGTATGACACTTGATTATATTGAATCATACTTAGAAATGAAAAATCCAAATAAAAAGGAAAAGAAAACTGTTCGTAAAGCATCACAATCAGATTTCGATTCTTTCTAACACTTGTCTTTTGGACAGGTGTTTTTTATTTGTTCAAAAGGTAGGTGAAGTTGATGGCAAACGGCCGCATTAAAGGAATCACGATTGAATTAAATGGTGATACAACAGGGTTAACTGACGCCTTAAAGGATGTTAATAAAGAAAGCAGTAAAGTTACAAGTGAATTAAAAGAAGTAGAAAGAGCATTAAAATTTGATCCAAGTAACACGGAATTGATTGCACAAAAACAACAACTCTTAGCGGAACAAATTCAAAATACAAGTCAGAAATTAGATGTATTAAAGCAAGCACAGCAACAAGTAGAACAACAATTTGCTAATGGTGATATTGGTGCTGAACAGTATCGAGCATTCCAACGTGAATTAGCAACAACAGAAGCATCACTTAGATCATTACAAGGCCAAATGGATTCAACATCTCAAAACTATGATAGTTTGAGAAATGCTAATAGAGATTTACAAACGTTTTTCGACGCTACAGGTACAACAGTAAATGATTTCTCGGATGTATTAGGTACTCGTTTAACAAATGCTATCCGTGAAGGTACAGCCAGCACAGATCAAATTAATAGAGCGTTGCAAATAATGGGGCAACATGCATTAGGTGCTGGAGCAGATATTGACCAAATGAGAGAGGCATTAAGACGTGCGGCTCAAGGGACTGATTTAAATGGAGTTCGACAAGACTTAGCGCGAATCACTCAAGAAGCTAATCAAGCAGAAGAAGCTGTCAATGGATTTGGTCAAAAATTAGCAGGTGTAGCTGCAGGGTTAGCAGCTGGTGGAGGTATAGCGTTAGCATTAGAACAAGCATTAGCATTGGATACGTTAGATACACAAATAGATATCTCAATGAATCTTAATGAAGAAGATGCCGCAAAAGTTAGACAAAGCATAATGGAAACTGCTTCAATCCTAGGTGATGAAGAGGCTGCTTATGAAGGTATTCGTAGACAAATCACTTTGAATAAAGATGCATCTATAGAAGCTAACACAAAAATTGTGGAAGGTGCTAGAGCAGTATCATTCGCGTATAAAGAAATAGACTTTAAAGAGCTTATTCAAGAAACTCATGAAATTGGTAAAGAGTTAGGGATTACACAACAAGAAGCGTTAGCAATGACTAACTCTCTATTATCAATCGGATTTCCTCCAGAACAACTTGACATTATTGCTGAATATGGTTCGCAATTAAAACGTGCTGGATTCAATGCTCAAGAAATTCAAGCGATTATGGAAGCAGGCGTAAAAACGGGTACGTGGAATATTGACATACTTCTAGATGGTCTTAAAGAAGGTCGAATAGTTGCCGCTGAATTTGGTCAAGGCGTTGACAAAGCAATGAAAGAGGCAATCAAAGGTACTAATATTTCAGCAGAAGAATTAGAAAAGTGGGGTCAAGCAGTAGCTACAGGCGGTAAAGAAGGCGAAGAAGCCATGAACCAAATGATTACTGCTTTAATGGGTGTCGAAAATGAAACTAAACGTAACGAACTAGGTGTTAAAATGTTCGGTACCCTATGGGAAGAAGTCGGTCCATCTATTGCTCAAACCCTGCAAACGTATAAAGATAATATGCGTACATCTAAAGAAAATACAGACCAATTAAATGAAACTGTAGGTAAATTAGATGATTCAACAATGGCAAATCTAGCAGAAGCAACAGCCAATCTTAAAACTGCAATAGCTCCATTATTAATAACTATTGCAGAATTAGTTACAAAGATTGTTAATTGGATAGCAGAAAACCCAAAACTTACAGCATCTCTTGTTGCTATTGCAAGTGTTATCGGAACAATAGTTGCCGCATTTGCTACATTAATGCCTGCCATAGGGTCACTTATAAGCATACTAGGTGGTGGTGCTACAGCCGCAGGTTTATTTGGTGGGGCACTTACAATTTTAACAGGTCCAGTAGGTCTTACAATCGCTGCTATAGCAGGTTTTACAGCTGGTGTAGTTTTGTTATATAAAAAGTGGGATGAATTTAGAGAATTATCTCCGGCTATACAAGGAGCAATTGCTATGATTGCACCAGGAATTGTTGCGGTTACGGGTGCAATAAAGGCTGTTCAAGGAGCAATGAGCCCAGCTATGGAAAGTGTAGATTTGTTTGGAACAGGAGTTTCAGAAGCAACAGCTAAAGCAGTTGGAGGCTATCTAGACTTAGAAACTCAAGCAACAAATGCTATGCACCGATTAGCATGGGGAAATGAAACAATTACTCAATCTATCGCTGATGACATGATAGCTAAGTATGCTCAAATGGGACAAATGGTATTAACAGAGATGCAGACAGACCATGCGGCGCAATTAGCAGAACAACAGAAATTCTTTGCTGAATCTAGTGTATTAAGTACTACTGAAGAAACTCAAATATTGGAGAGATTGAAGCAGAAACAAGCGGCTGAAGAATTAGCGACTATTGAAGGTAATGCTCGTATTAAGGAGATATGGCAAACAGCAGCTAATGAGAAGCGAGGCATTACTGAAGATGAATCAGCTCAAATTGATTTGATTAACGCTAAGATGAAGGAGAATGCGGTTAAACATTTATCGGAATCTGAACGTGAGCAGAAATTAATCTTAGAGCGTTTGAAAACTGATTCATCGGCTATTACAGCTACACAAGCAGCTGAAGTAGTTAAGAATTCAGAAAAGCAACGTAAAGATTCTGTGGCAGCGGCCGAGAAGCAATATGACGAAACGGTTATGAATCTACAGATGCAACGTGATGAGCTTGGTATTATTTCTGAAGAACAATATCAAAAGCTAAAGGAAGATGCTGAGAAGACTAGGGATGATGTTGTAAAGAGTGCCAATGATATGCATCAAAACGTTGTGTCAGAAGCTAAAGCTCAAGCTGGTGAACATGTCGAAAAAGTTAACTGGGAAACTGGAGAAGTTAAATCTAAATTTAAAGTAATGTCTGAGGACTTAAATAATAGTATGAAAAAAGCTGGTAAGTGGATTAGCGACGAGTGGGATAAAGCGTGGAAGGCCACGAAGAAATTCACGGACGACACGAAAAAGAATGTTGGTGATGGCTTTAAAACAATGGGTACAGAAATCAATGGGCTTATGCAAAGCATAGGTAAGTTCATTTCTACCGAATGGGATAAAGCTGTGAAGACTTTTGACCCTAAGAAAATGATTTCTATCGGCAAGGATGTTGTGAATGGTCTAATAAAAGGTATCGGTGATAAATTCGGTGGCGTACAAACTAAAATTGAAGAATTAGCTAGTAAAATTCCTGATTGGGCTAAAAAGACATTAGGTATTCATTCTCCGTCCCGTGTTATGGCTGAAGTAGGTATGTGGACAGGTGAAGGTCTAGCGCAAGGTATCGAATCTACTTATGGTCGTAATGAAAGTGCGATGAAAGAACTTAGCCAACTACTAGTTGATACAACAAAGTCTAACCAAGCTGAAGTGACTAAGATAGCGGATGAAGCTGAAAAAGAGCGTACTAAAATTCAACAAGATGCGGCTAAAAAGAAACTTGAAATTGAAAATAAACTAGGTGTAGATCTTAAAAAAGCAAACAATGCAATAAGTACTAAGAAAAAAGGTGCTTCAGCAAATGACAACATCAAGATTCAACAATTAAAAGAAAATGCGAATGCAAAACTTTTAAAGCTTGAACAAGACACGCAAGAAAAATTAAAAAAGGTCAACGACAAAGCTTGGTCTGATATGGTCAAAAAAGAAGAACAAGCGTCCAGTGAGCGATTGAAAGTTCTTAAACAATACATTGCTGACAAAGATTCATCAAACGAACTTTCATTGGCTACTGAACAACACATTTTAGAACAGTCATTAAAGCTGTTTAAAGATGGAACAGCAGAGAAAATCAAAGTTCAAAAAATGTATAAAAAAGTGACAGAAAGTATCAATAAAGAAAAAGAGTCCATTGATAAAACTTACGTTGATAACGTTAAAAAACTAAATGATGATTATATCAAAGAAGAAGAACGATTAACTAAGGTTTATGAAGACGAATTTGAAAAGCGTAGAAATGCATACTATTCATTTGCTGGTTTATTCGATGAGGTTGCACAACGAGATGTTACCGGTGCCGCCCTTATTGCTGCTTTACAGTCGCAAGTTACGGCTTTTGAAGATTGGCAGAAGAATATAGCGAGTCTTGCTTCAAAGGGTATAAACGAAGGGCTACTGGCTGAATTACAAGCAATGGGGCCTAAAGCCGGTGCAGAGATAGCAGCATTAAATACTTTGACAGAGGAACAATTAGCCGAGTACACAGGACTGTGGAAGGCAAAGAACGAATTGGCACGTACGCAAACTGAATCAGAGCTTACAGAGTTGAAACAAAATACAGAAAAACAAATCAATGAGTTAAAAATAAAAACTTCCGAACAGTTACGTATTTACCAAAATGAATGGCGTAACAGCATGATTGCATTAAAGGGTAATGTAAAAACAGAAATGGCTGAAATGCCTAACATTGGTGTTTTTGCTGTCAGCGGTTTGATTGAGGGGATGATGTCTAAGCAAGGGGATTTGTTGAATGCTGCACAATCACTTGCTGCTATTGTTTCCAGTGCATTTACAACGGCATTAGATATTCATAGTCCATCACGTGTTATGCGTGGTTATGGTGTGAATATTGGTGAAGGGCTTGTATTGGGTATCAATGATATGGTTCGTAAAGTTGAAGGAGCTACTAGACGATTAGCTAAAGCTGTAACTGACAAATCAACTAGTTCATTACCAAACAATTCAGTGTCATCCACAACAACAAATAAAACAGAGAACAATACAGAAAACCATTATAACTTTACTGTAAATAGCCCTAAACCACTTGATCCATACGAAACATCTAGATTAAATAAAAATGCATTAAAGGAAATGGGATTACAGTTTTAAAAGGGGGCTAGAACATGATTGAATCTTTCCGAAGTCGAGAAAGATTAATATTCGATAATCACCGAGGGCAGACATTCGAAATTTCAGTGTCTAGCCCTTTTTATTTAGACGAGGCAGACGGACTAGAAGCAATACAAAATGAATTTTATAACGTAAAAAATTACAACGAAGATGGCACCAATATAAAGGGGTCTAGCGTAAGAGAAAGAAACATTGTGATTAATGGACGTATTCGATTAGATAAAGAAATTAATAGACAAAAAATTATTCGGTTCTTTAATCCAAAGCATCACTTCACATTGAAATACGAGAATGGAGATGTAACTCGCTATATTGATTGTAAGGTAGAGAAATCACCAGTAGTTAGTAGGCATGTTATTCCTGAATTTATAATCTCGTTTTTATGTCCCAATCCTTGGTGGTACACAGAAGAACAAAAATATGAAATTGCGATGTGGGTAGCTGCCTTTGAATTTGAGCTGGAAATAGATGCGGAAGGAGACGGTATTGAAATGGGTTATCGTGAGCCGAATAACGTGGTTAATGTATTCAACGATAGCGATACAGCCTCTCCTTTACGTATTCAATTTAAAGCCATCGGAAGTGTAGTTGACCCTTATATTGAGTTAGTAGATACAGGTAGTGTTATCAAGATAGAGGCTACGTTAAAAGGTGGAGACGTGGTTACCGTTAATACAAAGCGTGGAGATGAATATGCCATTCTAGAAAGAAATGGAACACAAATAAACTATTTTAACTATCTTTCGCATGACTCTAATTTACAACTAAGCGTGGATGTTGGTGACAACTTGATTCGTTATGATGCTGCTGAATTTGTATCGAATTTAGAGGTGTCTATTTACTTTACACCTCAATTCGTGGGGGTGTAGCGATGCTCTATGTATGTAATGAGAAATTTGAACGTCTAGGATACATTGGTAACTTCTCATATTTACTGTGGAGGAAAAAGTACGGTCCTGGTAGTGAGGCAGAATTACATGTTGATGTAACACCTAAAAATATTGAGTTGTTGAAAAAGGGTAATATTATTTTCCGTCAAGATGATGACGAGGCTATGTATATTTACTATCGCCAATTTGATGACAGTAATGGTGTAGATCAGTTAGTTATTAAATGCTTCTCGCTTTCAAGGTGGACTGACAGAAGAATACTGTGGAGGCAATATGACTTTTACACAACTCCAGAATTGATTATGAGACAACTAATTAACGAAACGATGGTTAGCCCTGCTGACCCAACTCGTAAAATCGCCCAGGTGCAACTTGCTGCAGTTCGAAATATCGGTAAAGCCATTCAACAACAAATATCCTATAAGCAAGTTTTTGAGGTGTGCGAAAATTTATGTACCACTCATGATATTGGGATGCGCTGTATATTCGATGGGCGAACACTCAAATATGATTTTTACGAAGGAACAGACAGAACGATTAATCAAAGTTTGAATCCTCGTATTATCTTGTCAAAGAATCGTAGCAACTTGCTTAAACGAACGTATGAGGATGCTGATAATGATTTAAAAACAACAGCTCTTATAGGCGGTGCTGGCGAAGGTCCAGCTCGTAAGATGGCGAGTATCGGGGCATCTATTACAGGGTTAAATCGACGTGAAATATTTATTGATGCACGAGAGATTTCGGATACAAGAGACGGTGACGGTGAGCAGATACCGATTCCAGACGGTGAATACAACAATTTACTTGTAGCTAAAGGCAAAGAGAAGATTGCAGAATACACAGAGTTCATCGGCTTCGATTGTGAGTTAGATGTGACCAAAGAAAATACAAAATACAATGAAGATTTCTTCTTAGGTGATTTAGTCACGATTAAAGATGATGATTTAGGGATTTTAATGAATAGCCGTGTGATGCAAGCGGATGAAGTATTTCAGGAGGATGGTAAATCAATCTACGTGACGGTTGGTAAATCAGTACCTACCCTTCCACAGGCTATAAAAAGGATGGTGAAGTAGTAATGATGAAATTTGGAATGTTTAACTCTATTAATGGGGATAGACGATATAAAGCAGAGGATTTCGCTCGGTACTTTGCCACGTTTATTGGCAATGGTATTTTCGTTAAACCTTCTGATTGCTTGCAGATTCGAGCAAATGGAGATTCGATGAGTGTAATAGTTCGCCCTGGTAAAGCGTGGGTCAATGGTTATTATTTAATCAATGATGAGGATTATAATTTACCTCTTTCGGCTGGAGATACAACACTTAATCGTATTGATCGTATTGTTATACGATTAGATTTCCTCCAAAGAAAGATGAGTGTGGAAGTCAAGAAAGGAACACTATCTGCATCCCCAGTTGCACCAACATTAAAACGTGATGCAGATGCCTATGAGTTAGCATTAGCAGATGTTTATATTGCAAAAGGTGCACTAACAATTAATCAAGCTGCTATAACAGATACAAGATTAAACAATAACTTATGCGGTCTAATGCATGGCGTTGTTGACCAAGTAGACACTACGACAATCTTTAATCAGTACCAACAATGGTTTGATGATTATTCAGTTACAAAAGCATCTGAATTTTTAACATGGCAAACAAATGTAACCACAGCTTTAGAAGCTTGGATTGACGCACAGGAACAAGATTTCACAGCATGGAGACAAGCAGAGGAGCAACTTTATTATGCGTGGCTAGAAGGACGTAAGGATGGTTTCGATGCATGGTTTGAAACTGTAAAAGGAAAGTTGAGCGAGGATGCTGCGGGTAATTTATTTAATATGATTGAAGACCATAAACATGCACGTTTGCCACATTTTCAAATTGATGTAGTGACAGGTAAAAAATATGCAACGGGCTGGATTATCGAAGATGGTAAACTATATTTCGAAGCAGAAGAGGTGAATAGCTAATGAAATTTCAAGTAGCGACAGAGCCTACACAATTAGAGATTAAAACTTTAATTGAATCATTAGAAGCCAATAATGGACTTTTGGTAGACAATGTTGGTAAAAAATATTTACCAGTTATGAACGATATATACGATTTTAGAACAATAGAAGGTGAAAATTCCCTAGCTCCACTTCAGGAATCGTTTAAAACAAAATTTCCGGATTTAGCATCTAATATAAACGTGTCGGACATTATTCAGAAATACCACATCGAGAATAATATACATTTTATGTATTATAATGAGTATATTATAATAGTGGATATGACAGCTCTAGAAGTTTTAAATGCTGTGATGATTAGTAATGACACTCCAAACTGGTTTGGAGCTACGGGAAACAATTTTATTGACGATAATTATATATATATTAGAGGTTACAATAAAGTTCAGCAGGTTGTCATTTTCGCAGTATTCAATAGATTCACATATGAATATATCAGAACCATTGGGTGGAACGGTGGTTCTGGAACACTAGGTTCTCCAGGAACACAATTTACTGGTGAGATGGTCAGATTTGGTCAATATTTTATGGCAGCTCTCGGAGATGCAAACGTGATTCAAGTTTGTAAAATAAATTATGACTCATTTGGGAAACCATCGAGTTTCTCTGGAATAGGTCAAACATATTATTATACTGGTAATGCACAAGCTAACGCATTCTGGGGAGACGATAACGATAATGTGTATGTTCTGTGGACAATGAATTCTAATTCGTTTGGCATGGAGAGAAAGAAATTCGACAGGTCTAACGGTAAGTTAACTTTGGTCGCATCTAACAATTTGACAAATGTAACTGTTCCAAGTGTAAGGTCGTTCTGGTGTGTTAAATATAAATTTGATAATAAAAATTTAATATTGATAGCTTTCGGAAATGGTTCGTCATCGAATAGTATGGTTATAAATTACGATGATTTAACCGTTCATCAATATGTTAATGGAGCAGTTTTAATGAAATATCCGTTGTTCGATTATCAAAACAAAAATCTTATGTACATTCAACCTTATACTATTACAGGCTATCAAATTGACGGAAACGGATACGATATATTACAGGAATATCGACTTATTGACGGGAAGTGGAAAGGGTCGAATATATGCGTTCCTGCCATTAAATATATGAATCAAAATGATTTTGGTAGAACATTATATGCTGGAGACCAATACGGGTATATACGAGACGGTAAAGTATATGTTACAGCATTTAGTAGACACTTTAGATTGCTAACTAAATCCAATATTATATCTCATTATAAGGAGGTGCTTAAATGATTGGTTATGCACACCATAATGGCGATGGCTCGTACGCGTTATTCTTCGATATTAATCACGTTCCTGAATGGATGCGTCCTAAAATAGAAGAAATGACGGTTCCAGAAGGTACTGGTATTCTTCGAAAAAAAGAGGATGGTTCTTTCTATTATGAACCTTTCCAATCTGATAAAGAACCACCAATCAATGAACCGTCTGAAGAAGTGCCTCCACAACTACAAGTTTCTGTTGAAGAAATGCAAGCGCAAATATTACTTAACACTGAATACCTAGTATCAAGAATTGAATTAGGATTAGGAGGAAAATAAGATGACAGTATTTGACTTATGTAAGTTTTTGATTGACCGTAAACGTTATGAGCGTAATGCAATGCAGAATAAAGTAAATGTATTTTACGCAAACGATCAACTGACTGACAGTGAGTATACAGATTTATTAACTATAATGGACACACAGCAAACGCAAGCATAAGCTTAGCGTTATTTTTATTGTCAAAAACGAGGTGATGAAATGCAAATTGTATATGAGCATCCGTTTATAACGTTATTATTTATTAGTACAATTGGCTTTTGGGTTACAGCTGCTTGTAGTCAAATAAATAACCATTGATTTTATGCCTTCCACAGATAATTGTGGAGGGCTTTTATTATACGAAAAGGAAGGTGTCAGATGAAAACAGACACACTATATACATCAATCGTAGGCGGCTCCATGGCATGGGTCGCTTATTTTGTTGGAGGTGTTGACCATTTAATCAAAGCTTTTATTATTTTTTTGGCTATTGATTATGTACTGGGCTTGATGGTGGGATTTGCCTATAAAAATATTGAGAGTAAAAAGGCGTTTAAAGGATTGCTCAAAAAAACTGCCATGATATTAATGGTCATTGCTGCGGTGCAACTAGACTTAGCAACCGAAAGTGGAAACTTCATGCGTAATGCCATGATTCTTTTTCTTATCGGTATGGAAGGTATCAGTATGATTGAGAATCTTGGCAAGCTAGGAATCAAGGTGCCTAAGTTTTTATCTAACGCATTTACACAGCTTCAAATTGACAATGATGAAAAAAAGGATGATGCAAAATGACAAGTGTAACTACTACATGCCGAGACTTAGCCGAGCTTTTACCTGGTGCACAAACAGCATGTCGGTTGCTTTTTCAAGAGTGCTACAAGGCTGGCATTAAGAACATCTTCATCACTGAAACATATCGCTCACAGGAACGGCAAAAATACCTGTATGCACAAGGTAGGACGCGTCCAGGACAAGTTGTAACTTGGATACTAAACAGTAACCATAAATCACGTCTAGCATGGGATATTGCAGTTGGTCCTCCACAATCATTGTATGATGTCACTACATTAAGTCGAGTAGGAGCCATCGCGAAAAAGCTAGGTATTGAATGGGGCGGAACATGGACAAAAGCCATTGACCGTCCACACTTTGAAGTGAAAGCAAATTGGAAGATGCCTAAAGGCTATAAGTTAGAAGGACAAGTAATCGTACCAAGTAACAGCAAATTGAAAGTCCAATTAATTGTGGAAGACAAGAAGGAGGAAATAACAGTGGCAAATACAAATTGGAATCCGGGTTCACCAGCTATGAAAACCGAAACAGAAAACTTTATTGCACAGGCTGTGAAGGATGGTATTATACAGGAATCACACTTTAAGGATTTACAAAATGGTGCAATGACAACGGATTGTTTGGTTGGTTTATACATTACAATTCAACAACGACGAAACAAGTAGTATTGTTCAGTGTTTGTTCAGAACACTGTAATAATCTATGAATGTCATTGTAAACAAACAAAAGAACACGCATATATCAATGACGAAGCCCAGGTACTCAATTAATTTTGAGCCTGGGCTTTTTTTGTTTATTCATCATAAGGTCTATATTTTTTTCGAAGCGATTCAAGCTCATCTTTTTTCTCAAGCAGTACACTTTTCAAAAACATTTTAGGCTGTTCTTTAGCTGCTCTTAACTTTCCATCTTTCATCAGTTGTCCCAGACGGGCTTTCGATATTTCCAATACCTCTGCTGCTTCGGCAGCAGATAGTAATTCAGTATTTAAAAATTCAAGGAGTTCTTCAGTTGTGGAAAATTCATATTTCATGCAATCACCTTTCCTTTGGTAACATAAATATTATTAGCCTTGTGAAGTGAATTAAAACAGTTGTTCCATATAGCGCTAATAATACATAATCAATTGTTGATGGACTTTGAAAATCAACATATTTGAGTATTATAGCAGTACTCGCAATTAGTAAAGCGATGTTTGTATAACCAAATCGTTTTAGCATTCTTTTCATACATGATAAGTGGATGTGTTATAATTTGATTGAGAAGGAGGGGCTAACCTCCTTCCGTTGTTACTTGCGACGTTTACCTTTGGTAGGGGGGCGTCGCTTTTTCTTTGTCCCTTGCACCATGTCGTAAATGTCTTTTAAGCCTGATGTGAAAGCTTTAAAGGCTGTTGCGACTAGCGCTACTGTTGCAAGGACTTTCTCAAATTCATCCACTCTTGTTCACCTCCTTTCTATACTCTTATTATACAATATCTATTTAAAAAAGTAAATAGGTTTATTCATTTTATTTCATATATTAACAAACTTTACACTTGTCAAAATAAGAACAATTGTTCTAATATAAGTACAAACGAATGTTCTTATTGAAGGAGTGTACAGTGATGAAAGAACAACTACTAAAAGCTATGAAACATAAGCAAATAGTAAACATGATGTATATGTCAAAGAGTGGCGCGATTACAAAGAGGAAAGTAAAGCTTGTAAAGATTGCAGGTGATTCATTTCAAGCTTACTGTTTTACAAGACGAGCAAAGCGTACTTTTACTATCAATAATGTGTTAGCAGTTGTTCCAATCATACACAAGGAGCGTTCGGTGGTATGATTAGCTTTGAACAAAGAGGACTTCTTCATAAGTATGTCATTTACGATATGGCAGTACAGACATTGCAACGTGACTACAAGGTGATTGAAAATCTTAAAATGAGCAATGTATACTTACCAATACTTGATAAACTTTTAAATGACATTTCACAAGAATGTTACAACTCTAAAAGGCTATTAGCTAAAGATAAAATTAGGGTAGTGAAATGGGAAAAGATAGATGAATACTTTAGTGATTTGACCGTTGCTACAGCTGGCGAAGATTTAGTCTTAACTTATGCAAATATGGCTTTAAAAACACAAGTTGAAAAATTATTGTTAAGCCACCAAAACAAAAAACAGGCACTCATATTTAATTGAGTACCTAGTCTTTTTGTTTATTCACCTTGTAATTCCTTTTCTCGTTCCTCGATTAGCTTTTTTAATTCGTGCAAATCTTCTAACTCACAATATTTATTAATGTAAGTCCTAGCTGCACTTTTAGCGGACTGTTTACGTGTCTTTTCTCTATTTCGTTCTCGATATGCCTGAGTAGCTCTTTTTTGTGCGTCTGTTGTTTTTTTCTCGGTCATATTATCACGTCCTTTTATTTTTGAAGTAAATCACGATGTTGAAAATTGCAAGAATTGTGCAAAGCGTATAGATGACAATCATGAAGTAATCAAAGAATCTTGGTTCACTCCAATTTACCATGTCAGTTAAGATGTAAAGAGCAAATGCGAAAGCAGCAATATATCCAATGTTTTTCATAGTCAAGTGAATATGATAAGATAAGGGGGAAGGAGGGGCTAACCTCCTTCTAGGTGTTATTTGCGACGTTTCTTCTTTGCTGGAGGGCGTCGCTTTTTCTTTTGCTTATTTTTCATATCGTGTATATTCTTTAATCCACCTGTTAGCTGATTGAAGAATGTTGCGATACCTACTAGATAAGCTAGTACCTTATCATAATCCACTTTGTTCACCTCCTTTCTTATATCTTTATTATATACCTAGGTATATATAATTGCAATAGTTTTTTATGAATTTATTTACTATTTTTGAAATAAATTGTTTTTAAAACAAATAAAAAAGCCACTCGATAGTGACTTTAAATAATTATTCAATAATAGTAGCAATAATTGTAGGGAATCCTAAATCAGGATCACTTCCGTCAAACGTTCCATAAACAGTAACTTCAGAATCCATACTAACATCTTCTAGAGTAAGATTCACAACTGTATACATGCCATAACCATCACCTTCATTTGTTGTAACAGTAAATTTACCACCAACACCTTCTTTGTCGATATTAGAAACTTTCCCACTGATAGTTACCTTGGTGTTTTTTGCAACTTCATCACTGTTTGCTGCAACAAACTCCAATTTAATTGCTTCTTTTCTCATTTTTTCATTTAATTCTTCTTGTGTAGGACCTTTGGTTTCGGCAACTTTATCAGAAGCTTCTTTTTCTTCGGCAGCAGGTGTTTCCTCTTTAGGCGCAGCTTTTTCTTCTTCACCGCATGCTGTTAATAATAAGGTTGATAAAACTCCAATATAAAATAATTTCTTCATATATAAAACCTCCCTCTATATTACCATTCTAGGAAATTTGAAGGAAAAAGTACACACAAAAAAACAGACAACGTTATTTAGTCATCTGTTTAAAACAATTTTTTAATAGCACTTTTTAATGATGGTTTACGCTTTTTCTTAATCAATGGCTTCGGCTTTTTAATCTTAATAGGTTTAATTCCAGTTGCTTCGTATATTGCCTTTTTAGCTTGTTTCTTTAATTGTCGCTTCTTTTTACTAATCAACTTTTTAAACATGGTTAGTCCTCCACAGATTATTTATATCTTCGTACCGTCTTCTAATACAAAATGTGCTTCAAACTTAATCCCTAAAATATCAGCTATTTCTTGTAATTCTTTTTCGCTGAAATTATCTCGTTTTAATTTTTTGGATAAATTTGATTGTGACGTTCCCATTTTTTCAGCTAATTGCGTGATGTTCAAATCTTTAGCAGCCATTAACATCTTAATTTTTGTTGCCATTCCCATGTTATCACCCCTAATAAATTATTATTTATATATCCATATTACACTATTCCATTCCAAAATAAAATTATTTATGACTAAAAAGGAATAAAATAGTTGCTTTCGTGAATTTTTAGTTGTATATTATTCCTTGAGAGAATGAAGTATGACTTAATAGGAATGAGGTGAACAAATTGAAAACAATCCAACAACGTAATGAGTACCTTCAAGCAAAGATGAAACAACATGATTCAATATCTGATGTCCACAAGTATCAACGACGCTTGAAATGGATTATAAGGTATCACAGTCTGTTGACTGATTTAGAAGTAAAAGAGATACGTGAGAATTTACGAAAAGCATTTAAGTAATATGAAAGTGAGGTGAAAACGATGGCATTTGAATACTTAGCACAATATATAACATTCGATTCAGTAGCAGATATGGATAAGAGTGTGGAGGACCACATGGCGGTTCATTATTACGATTTAACAGAATCAGAGCGTGCCATTGTTTATAAACTCGCTTCTCATAGTTTAGAACATACTGGAGCATGTCATTTAAAAGCTTCTACAATCGCTGATGCATTGGAGATCAGTACCAAGACAGTTTATCGTAGCGTAAAAAAGTTAGAGGCATTAGGCATCATTGAAAAAGTACCAGGAACGAAATTAAACGGCATCAAAGGGGCTAGTATTTATCGCATTTTACCTTATGTCCCATCGAGCGTGTCCCAACGAATAACAGTCGATAAAGCTAGTAACGACGCGGTTTGTCGTCCACAATCTGAAAACCAACCATCTAGTTCTTTTAATCTTTTAAGTTCTAAACAAGCAAATAATAATTTATGTGAATTAGAAAATGAATTGGCTTTGCAAGCTGAAAAGAAAAAAGAGTATATGAATGAGTACCAAGTAATGCTGTTCGATTTCATGAATAGCTTGCCATTAGCAGATAGCTTAAAAGATGAATTACACAAGGTTGTATTGGCATCACAGGTTCAAAGTGCACCTGACTTCATTAAAGCTAAAAACGTACTATTTAAAATTACTATGGATATAAAAGAAGGTACGTTAACTGTAGCAAGTACATTAAGAGCTGTATTTGTAGGAGCGTATAACAAGTTTGTGGAGCGTTCAAATAACAAGGTATATAAATCATCTTATATAGAAGAAACTCCATATAAAGAACGTCCAGTGCCTTTTTACAATTGGTTAAATGAACGTGATAGCCTTCCACAATCAATGGTGCATGGTGAACCATTGTTATATAATTGGTTGGAATGGTAAATAAGGGGAACCATTTGTAAGGAGTAACGTTTTCTTTATAAATAATCAAGGGAGTTGTATGAATGAGAAGGCTAATTGTTTTATGTTTAGTTGGATTCTTACTAGTAGGATGTGCAGAGAAGGGTAAAACAGCTGAACAATTTGATAAAGGAATTTCTGTAGAAATGGATAATTCTCAAGATATCAAACTTATGAGATTAATTAAATTTGTAAATGGCGAAGAGGTCACAGATGAAAATGTATTTAATGCCGATAATACTTCTTTCAAAAAAGGACAAATCATTTGGTATGATATACCGCTAGACCAGGCTAATTCAACTGTTGAAATCCAAATAGCGTATAGTAAAAATGATGACGGAACAAATGAAAAGACAACAGAAAAGATTGATGTATCTGAAGCAAAAAAGTGGGTTAATTTTAAATTAAATGAAGAATACCATCTTAAAATAATTGATATGAAATAGGTGTAAATTGAAATAAAAACAAAGGATCATAAAATTTATTAAAGTTAAAGAGGAGTATATATTTTGTTTAAATTTATCGATAAGCTAGATAAAGAGGTAAAAGTGATAATAGTTATCGGATTGATACTAATATTAAGTTTTGGCGGATATATGGTAAAAGTACAATACGATGAATATAAGTGTAACTTATATAACACAAGTGATAAAAAGTACGTTGGTGATTTATGCAGATATATATTAGATGGGTTTCCTACAGATGATGAGGATCCAGCAATCAAGACAGATGCTGAACGAAGGGATGAGGAGTTTAAACGTCAATTAATTGATGATGCTATTAGACTAGATAAGGAAGGTTATTAATTTTAGAGTTTTTAACATATGTTATTCTTATAATAAGATAAATGTTTTATTTAATATTATCAAAATAAAAAGACCACTCCGTGATGGGTGGTCTGTACATTTTGCTCTATAGAGAAACACTTACTTCGGTAGGTGTTTTTTATTAACCAAAAATTGTTCGTGTATATCGAAAACAAGTAAAAAAGGGTTACTCTTAAATGGTGACATTTAATTTGAGAATGTGAAAGAATAATTATATAATTATGTAAAATTGTTTCAATAGGAGGAGTTTAATGCCAGATTTTAAAGAAATTTTTGGAGATGGACCTGAGATGATTCAAAATCATATTCTTGTTGTAGTTCTAGTCATGGCGCTAGTAATAATCGTACAACTTATCTTTAAAAAGATTACTAAGATGCCTAATTGGCTGTTTAAAATTACAATGCCAATAATTACTTTTGGCGTTTTTATTTTAGTTATATTAAACTATTACCTACCAGGCATAGCAAGTCAATTAGGTTTTGATTAATACTTAAAAGTCACACTCAATTATGAGTTGTGGCTTTTTATAATTCTTTATATTTCTTATAATGACAATACGTTCCATTTATCCTATGATATAGGTAGATGGGAGGTGTAAACATGAAATTAAAACAACTTGAAGAAAGTACTCATCAAAGTTCAGGATATGGCGCTGGAAGTGGTGAGGTTATAAATGAGACATATGAATGTCCATGTGGAAACGGGAAGGTATTCTACGAAAAAGATGATATACCTGGATTTAGAAGTTCAGATATTTGGAGTAATTGCAAAGAATGTGATGAGAAATACACTTTCGGTAGAGGAATTGCTACGGAAAAATAATATTATTATAATTTAATTACCAAGTCACTCTCATAAAGAGATGTGGCTTTTTATTATGCCATGAAGTCCAATGGATGTATCGAATGGACTTTGCCAGTAGAACTATTGTGGAGGGAAAGGTGCTTAGATTGGTCAACACCTTTCTAAAATGGATTTATGAACATAGAATTCCACAATTTATAGTGTAATGCGAACTAGTATCTGTAATGAATGATTTATGGATATGGTTATATATTGATCCAGATGTCACCATTGTTTTTTGAAAACTTGAGTACAATCGGCGAAACTATTTAGAAGAAAAGATATTTTTTGTTTTTTTGAATTTACCTTAGTTTATTTATGTATTTTTCCGGTAATCTATTAAGAGTACTTAACTCAAAATTAATTGAAAAATCAAAAGTTCTTTGTGAGTTAACACGTTTTACTGTGTTATTTCCAATGAAAATATCTATATCTTTTTCATATCTAGTGCCGAAAGAATCGTAGTAGCTGACCAATACTTTTATTCTAGGAATTAACTTGGATTCATTGTTTATTGAGTTTATTATCATAGCAATATTAAATATTTCTTGATTTCTTGCATTTAACAAAAATGAAACTGATTCGTCTGTACGTATATAATTAAAAAAATGATTGTCTTTATTATCCATATCATAATTACGACCTTCATGTCGTTTATCTATATCACCAAATTCATATTGGAAAAACTCCATACCGTAATCAGTTAATAAAGTTTTTAATTTGAAAATATTTTTAATATCCAAATCAACTAATTCTTTTAGATAATCTTTTTCGAAGAATACATTTAATGTTACATGCTTTGCTACACCATTTCCTATATTCGTAATTTTAATGGGAAGTGGACTTATTTTACTAAATGATTCGCCAATATTGTTCCACCAGGGAGCACTGAATAATATGTCTTCATTTTGATAGTTTACTGATAAGTTTATTGGTTCAATAAATAAATCTGGTTCCTGTGAATGCGTTCTTTGTAATTGCATTTCTTTTACCTGTTTAACAACTGCTCTTAAATTAATTATTGTAAGAAATACAGTTACCAGGGTAATTAAAACGCCTAAAATTGTAAAAATGAAAACCAAATTTTGTAATACATTAGACTCAGAATTTAAAAACTGCAATATATCCAATACAATTTCACCTCACAATTAATTTGTTTATTTATTATATAAACTTATCTGGATATATTTGCGTTTAAGATTATATATTTGAAGATAGCTAAGTGATTGGTGATCTATTTTTTATCAATTGTTAATCGTTGAAAAATGAAGTTGAAATAGTAAAATATTAAAAAGAGGTGAACTTTCATGAACGAACTTTTAGAAGTTGCTGAGGTTGCTAAAAGACTTAAATGCAATAGAAATAAGGTTTATGAACTTATAAAAAGTGGTCAGCTTTTAGGGTTAAAACTTGGTCGAATGAAAGTGTCAACTATTGAACTTGAAAATTTTATGATTAGAAACGCTGGTAAGGATTTAACAGACCCATTTAACGTTAAGGATCTTAAAGGAGAATAAGTATGCAAACCCAGCATTTAAATGTGACTCTTTCAATACCAATACCAGAAGATATGATTTTGATCAAAAAAGTTGAACTAGAAGAATTACAACAACAAAAGTTAAGTGGGCGTTATTGGACTATGGAAGACTTGGAAGAGCGAACAGGCAGGAAACAACTTTGGTTAAGAAATAACTTGTTATACGTACCTAGGTTCAAAAGGGAACTTGAAAAAATCGTTCATTATCCGAATTCACAGGGTGATAAATGGTCTTTCCATGCACCTAAAATGGCAAAGTTTCTTGACGATAATTTTTATTTAATATTTACTAGATAATTAAAAACACTTTCAGCTTAAATGAGCCGAGAGTGTTTTTTCTTTTATGGAACAAAGTAAAAAGACACTCGAATTATTGGGCGTCTTTTTCTGTTTGGTGTGAATCTCCATCAAGCCAACGATCTATTTTGTCTAAATCAAAAAGCAAAATACCTGGCGATGGTTTATTAAATGGAATATTGTTAGTTCGCATTAAATTGTAAATAGTAGTTCTCCCTATGGGGCAATTGATAGATTGAAGATAATCTATCAATGCCTCGACACCTCTTACTTTTCTCATTATATTTCCTCTTTTTTATTCCACTCAATATTCATTCCAATAATATCTGCTATTTCTTTAACTTCACTGTATTTAATAGTACCGCGTGTAAGTTTATTAGAAATATTCTGCACAGTAGTTTTTTTATCGTCAGGTAGATTTTCATTCATTTTATTTACTATTTCAGTAAGTGTCCATCCTGATGATGAGATATAACCCTTAATTTCATTTTTTATTATATTAGACATATTATTCCTCCCGTTTTTCTTTATTATAGCTTATTAATACACTTAAATAAATATTTTTATGCAAAAATGAATAAAAAGAATTGAAGTTTTATTCGTTATAGTTTATTATTACACTAGAAGGAATAAAATATATCAAATGACTATCAATAGTCAGTCGGTGAATGGACTAGAAATAACCGACATTCAGAAAGGGGAGATATCAATGTGTGAAAGTAGCCAATCAAAAAATATTCAACAACGTAATGAGTACATCCACAACAAAATGAAGCAACTGGATCAGGTGAAAGACGCTCACAAGCATACAAGACGTTTAGCGCGAATTATGAAGTACCACAAGCTGTTAACCGACGTTGAAGTGGCTTACATTCGCCATCGCTTGCATGATGTGTTTGGAAACGTATCTTTGAAAGGATGTGAGGACGTATGAAGGTGACAACGAAAGAATGGCGTGCCATGTCTGACCACAATAAACAATTACTTTTAAAAGCTGTAGCAAACAAATAAAACATATATAGAAGGGAAATGATGAACATGCAACAACAAACACAAAACGTATTAGAAACAGTCGTACTTGAAACTAGTAATAGTGTTTATGGATTATCAGCACAAATGATTCAATTAGAAGTTGTACAAGGTGCAGTAGCACGTCTAATTGAAAGAATTGACGACATAACATCTAAAAAATGGCACGAAGATAAAGGGATGGCTTATCTGTCTATTTTAGAGATTCAAGACACAGTACGTTTGATTGATATGGGATTCCTTCCTTTGTTTAAAGAAATTTCAGAGGAAGTCAAAACGCTTAATATTCACGCTGATGAATTATATGAAACGGTAATTAAAAGAGAATCAAAGCAACTTGGCCAACCGACTACTCAAGAAGTAGAAATATGTGGAGCTCATAATAACTAAACCTGTGGGATGCATATCTACATGTAATGGTTGTAGTTACTAACTAGCTATACATAGTAACTACTCTAAAGAAGTGCCTATGTAGTTAGTAGGTACTTTCTTTTATTAAAAAAATTTATATATTATAATGTAGTTACTGTGTTTGTGTATCTAGTACCTACATACAAGAAAGGATGATATAAATGTTTTGTGTCATTCAGAAAATACAAAAGAAGAGACAAGATGAATATGGTGCTGCAAAGGAATTGTTAGTTGATACGAACGTTTATACAGTCGGCGGTGAAGAGATAACGGAATATACTTACCATTACAGTGAGGAACGCTTTGAACGCCCTATACTGGATGCCTATAAGATTAGTATTCATCATTCATATAGAGAGGATGGTAAGGTTAAAAAGAAACAATGGGCGATCTGTACAATGAGCTATTATGATGTGGTTGAATGCAGCGTTGAGGATAAAATCATAAATTCAGAAATTGAAGTAAAAGTTTCAGAAATGGGTATTTCAAAAGGCAAGCTATATAAAATGATTTACGATAAATTAATTCCCATTGAAGAAGCAATAAGGGCTGAATATGAACAAACGGACGAATACAAGGTACACCAAGAACACATGGCCATACTAAGTACTCACAGAAATATTAAGAATGAATTTGAAAAGATATATGGAAGTGGTACTTACAATCGAATATATGATGTATTTGGTAATGTAAGAAACAAAGAGTACTTGGAGCAGTTGATAGCCTATAAAGGTACAGCAGATGATGCGAGAAAGGCACAAGAAGAATATAGAAAACGTAGTGAACAAGAACAGCAGAAGCGATTCGAGGACTACTTTAAAAATGGTGGTAGTAGTTACTATACCACTTCACAAAGTAACTACACAGATGATGAAAAGAAAGTGCTTCATGAAATCTATCGAATGGCATCTAAAAAGTTTCATCCTGATGTGTCTGGAGATGATGGTAGTAAGATGAAACTGTTAACTAAGTTAAAAGAACAATGGGGATTATGAGAACTAAGCACTTGCTACGGCAGGTGTTTTTTTATTGTGGATTTGTGAAGCATAAATAAATTTTTTAATTGTCAAATTCAGAAGGAAATCCTTTCCTTTTGTCGAATATTAGTATATGAAAGGTGGAATTCAAATGGTTTTTTCAGAAAAAGAATTATTACATGAACTACTAAAACATAGGTATGGTGTATTTTATTTTGCTCATCCAAAGAATAGAGAAATGGCTTTAAAGTTACATGATATGGGATACTTCAATGATGAAATAGGTCAAGTTACTGAGCTAGGCCAAGAGTATTTTGATAATTTATATTTGAATGTTAAAGAAAGATTATTAGTTGAACTGAAAAACGGTAAAAATAAAACTTATAATCAAATTTCAAGTAGCTTAGGGTTTGAAGAAAATACATTATATTTGCATCATTTCCTGAAAAAATTAGAGAATGAACAAATATTGTATTATCGAGAAGGCGAAGATTTTAACTCGAATTTTAAAATAATGTTTAGATAAGAAATTAACTAGAGCACTCTCGACTTAGGGTGCTTTTTATATGCCTTCCACAGTAATTCGCGAAGGGATATTTATGTTCTTAGAAATAAACTCTGCCAAGCAGTGTTATTTTTTTATGTAAGTAAGCTATTCTTATAATTGACCAACAAAAAAGATTGAAGCAAATAGCCCCAATCTTACTTAACTCAAATATAAAAACTTGCCCCCAGCAACGTCATTTTAGATAAACCGTATTCAAAACCGTAGTCAGTGAATCTTAAAAAACCTTAAAAACCCCTGATAACATTGGTGTTATTGTGTTTTTGAAAAATAGTAACACACCACCGAAATGGTTGTCTTGATAATTTTAATTGCTTTCAAATAGTGTGAAAAGCCTTATAATCTAAGGCTTTCAGACTGTAGACAAACTCGAAAAATTTCGAGTTTGCCTACAGTCTTTTTTCATTTTAAAATAAAAATAGATGTCTACTCCCGTTGATTTCCGCTACGTTCGGGCGCTTTCCGCGGGCACATCGTAAGCCACAACCCCCGCTAACGCGCGGTCTGTTGCGTCTTACGTACTGTGCGTTCCCGCAGGAGTCGCCCGCCCTTCGCTCCAATTAACTTGATATGAATTGCTATCAATCAACTATAAATAAAATAATCTATTTGAGGTGATGGAAAATGATGTCGAAGAATCAAATCAATGAACGTGAACAATTAGAAATACTGACAATTGACTAATTGGTGCCACAAGACCATTTAGTTCGAAAACTAGAGGCAGCGATTGATTTTTCGTTTATCTATCCATTAGTGGAAAACCTTTATTCATCTTTAGGGCGTCCAAGTATTGACCCTGTTGTTCTCTTTAAAATGACCTTTATTCAATATGTTTTCGGTATTCGCTCAATGCGTCAAACTATTAAAGAAATTGAAACGAACATGGCCTATCGTTGGTTTTTAGGATTTGGCTTCCATACAGAAGTTCCACACTTGTCTACCTTCGGTAAAAATTATGCGCGACGGTTTCAAGACACAGATGTGTTTGAACAAATTTTCTATCGTATTCTAAAAGAAATTATGAAGAAGGGTCTCCTGCATGCAGACCATGTATTTATTGATTCCACACATGTAAAGGCAAGCGCTAATAAGCGAAAGTACGATAAAAAAGTCGTTCGAAAAGAAACACGTGCTTATGAAGAGAAACTTCAACTGGAATTAAATATTGATCGTGAGGAACACGGAAAAAAGCCCTTCCCTCCAGAGAAATTTGAAAAAGACGAATGGAAAGAAATCAAGGAGAGTAAGACAGACCCTGAGAGTGGTTATTATGTTAAGGATGAACGGACTAAGCAGTTTGCGTATTCATTTCATGCAGCGACAGATGAAAAAGGTTTTGTATTAGGTACGATTGTGACTCCAAGAAATGTGCACGATAGCTATGTATTGCAGCCACTTGTTGAAAAAATCATTAAAAAAGTGAAAAAGCCATTAGCGATTGCTGCGGATGCTGCTTATAAAACACCTGCCATCACTAACTTTTTATTAGAGAATCAAATGTTACCTGTTCTCCCTTATACACGTCCTAAAACAAAGGATGGTTTCTTTCGAAAGCATGAATATGTGTACGATGAGTACTATAATTGTTATCTTTGCCCACAAGGGCAGGTATTGAAATATACGACAACTACGAAGGAAGGGTATCGCCAGTATAAATCGAATCCATCGATTTGTGCTAATTGCCCCTGGCTATCACAATGTACAGAAAGCAAGAATCATCAAAAACTTATTCAACGTCATATATGGGAAACATATATGGAAGAAGCTGAACATTTGCGCCATTCATATGCTATTAAACAAATTTATGCAAAGCGTAAAGAAACGATTGAACGTGTCTTTGCAGATGCAAAAGAAAAGCATGGTATGCGATGGACAACCTTAAGGGGTCTAAAAAAATTGTCCATGCAGGCGATGCTTACTTTTGCTGCCATGAACTTGAAAAAGCTTACTACTTGGACATGGCAAGCTGCTTAAGGAGAATAGGTATGCTCAAAGAGTATGGTCAACTCGGCAGTGAAATCTAATTATTTACTATAAAAAATGACAAAAGGCATCAAGGTTAAAACTTCTTGATGCCTTTTGTCGACAATCTGCATTCATTATTAATAATGAAATATGGAATATCTGAAGGCGCTTTATTATCACCACTTAAATTAATTGAAGGCATTAGGGAGGTTTAAATATGACATTAGTGTATTTGTATCAACAAGAGGACGGTAGCTGGACTATTTTTTATGATAGTACGTATATTCCAGAAACTTTTAAAAACAAAATTATCACGACAAATATTCCTGAGTATCCACAAGACGGTAATGGCTATGTATTAAGTCGTAATCCTGTTACAGAGGAGTTCTATTGGGAACTTGTGACGTCTGAAGAACCGGAGCTTGAACCAGAGCCCGAACCTATCCCACCAGTCGAAACAATTAGAAGATGCCTAAAGGTTACAAGTTAGAAGGACAAGTAATCGTACCAAGTAACAGCAAATTGAAAGTCCAATTAATTGTGGAAGACAAGAAGGAGGAAATTACAGTGGCAAATACAACATGGAATCCAGGTTCACCAGCTATGAAAACTGAAACAGAAAACTTTATTACACAGGCAGTGAAGGATGGTATTATTAATGCTTCACATTTAAAAGATTTACAAAGTGGTGCAATGACAACGGATCGCTTGATTGGTTTATACAATACAATCCAGCAACGTAGAAATGATAAAAAGTAA